CTTTAAGCGACTTGAAACGAAAGACGATGGAAAAGCCAATTCTCTCACTTCTGTTTCGTATGATTCTATGGTCGCAGTGAATATTGATAATTATTTCCGTAAATATGGCACCAAGGGCAAGATTATGTCAGACGACACCGAAAAGACACAGTGCTTGACAGCAAGTATGGGTTGTGGCGGTGGAAATAATCCGTTGATTGCCGAACCTGTGCGTATCGGCACGTTGCCTGGTCTTGGCAAAGGACAAGCTAACCGTATTTATTCTGTGCGTGGCAAGTCTGTTTGTTTGCAGGCTAATTGTGGTGGCTCCGGCGCAAAGACAGGTTTATACAAGGTTGATTTGCCCGATGGCGACTACATTGTTCGTAAATTAACTCCCGTGGAATGTGAACGCTTACAGACTTTACCTGCTGGGTGGACACGTGATATTTCAGATTCTCAACGTTATAAAGCAATCGGCAACGGCTGGACGGTTGACGTGATTGCGTGGATTTTTAGCCAGATACCAAAGGATTAGCCATGAAACTATCAGAACACGATTTACAGAAACAGGTTGTCGAACTCTTTCGCCGGGTTGGGTTTAAGGTCTTCGTTCTCGATGCGGCAACTGGAGTTGGATATTTCCGCCGGGACGATACTCGCAGGTTTGCGTTCCTGGCTGATCTGAAAGCACGTGGATATACCAAGGGTCAGCCTGACCTGTGTATTGTTCGCAATAAGGTATGGTTTCTGGAATTGAAAAAGACGCCGAAAGCAAAAATCGGTGCAGAACAAAAAGACATGCAGGATTGGCTACATGCGCATGGCCATAACGCAGCAATCATTTCATCTGTGGATGAAGCACTGCGTTTGGCAAACAATCCGTTAAACTAGGGAGGCGAAAATGGAAAGAAAGGAAAAAATAGAACCTTGTGCATATTGCGGTAAGCAGCCGACAATCGTATGCTTGCCGGGTGATTTGTTCTATGCACAGTGTCCACACAAACAAGAGGGGCATAAAATGCAGGGGGTGTATGATTACTTGGGCATTACCAGACACCAGTGCATAGACACATGGAATAAAGCCCAGTGTTCATTGTCACAGTATATCAAAGCCCACAAAATAAAGGATGTAAAATGAAATACATTAAATATCCAGAGTTCGAGGGTTGGTTCAAAGAGGGCTTGTTTCAGAAACGGCAGATAAATGGCGAATTGTGGACAGCAGGTCGCCAGATGTGGTATGTGAATAAGATTCGTGAAAAATACTTTGCGGGCGAAGTAGGGTGCATTTGGAACATCGGCAAGGTTGGTGGCTGTGGCGATATACCAACATTGGAACGCAACGGGTGGTTAAAAGCACAGATTAAAAACGGATTCAAGAACATAAGCAACGTAGATATGCGAATACCAATCATGGCGATTGTGCTGTGTGGTCTGCACCCGTTGCCAAAGGCACATGATATATCAGACGAGTGTGGGTTTGCGTGGAATCAGTTTACATACGAGTTTGCAAAGGGTCTGTTTGAATTATACAAAGCAAAGGTGGGAATATATGCCTAGATACAACCTGAAAAACAATCCCGAGTTGGCGAAAGAAAGACATCGCCAGCAAAACCGGGAATGGTATAAAAGAAACAAAGAATATGTTATGTGGAGGCAACGTGAACGCAGATTGGAAAAACGGTTGATGGATAAGATGTTGATTTGCGAAGAATCATACCCGCACAAAGCACGCACATGGTAAAGGATAAATAATGGAAGTTATTGCTTTTCTTGTTTATTGGTTGTTGCGACAGTGGCTTGATTTGTATTTTGATTACAAAAAAGCAAAGTTGCCACCACAACCGCAACCAGTAAATACAAGTTGCATAGGTTTTGATTTGCCGCCAGAACAAGAGGTTGAAGAATGAGCAAGGTAATAATAGTTCGATGTCCGCGTTGTTTATTGCCGTTTAATGCAAATTATGCGGCATTAGTTGAAAATACGATACAATGTCCACACTGTAAATGTTATGGCATGGAAGATGAAGAATTTTTTAATTTACAACAGGAAATAACCAGTGCTATTATAGCACAGAAACAGAAAGAGGAAACAAATGCGTAAAGTAATTATATCTATGCATAACTGCCAAAAGTGTGAAATGCTAAAAACACAATGTCCGGATGCGGAAGTTGTGGTTGCACAGCCAGAAGATTTATTGCAGTTTGCACGTCTGGCAAAAATACAATCTATGCCATTTGTGGTATGTGTTGGCGAACCACAAGAATTATCTGAAATATTAAAATAATTGAATCGGATAATTTTAGTTGTTGCAAAAATGGAAAAAATGTTTATACTAAACAATATAATAGCAAAAGTGCTGTTATAAAAGGTTACATTTCAGTTTTTTTCTGCAACGTATTGCCTCCAATAAATATGTTACGGAAAAGCCCAAGAGTTTTCTTGGGTCTTTTTTTATGGGTAATCTCAACGAGTCACACGCACATTTTCATCTCCTTATTGTATAGAGGGCTTACGAGTTACCCACCCGTTTGGGCTGATGTTATGTAACCGATGTCAGCCCACATACAAAAGAAAGGTTACATCATGCAAAAACAAATTATAAAGCAAATCAAAGATGCTGTTCGGGTTATCGGTTCAACACTTGGCCCAAATGGCAAGTTGGTAGCAATTACCAACGAAAACCCAAATACGCATAAAGCAGAAACCGTTTTAACCAAAGACGGTTATAAGGTATCGCAGAACATAAAAGATATGTCTGCTGGTGCTAACTTTGTTCGACAGGTTTGCAAACGTCAAGTTCGGGAAGTCGGTGACGGCACGACATCTGTGGCTGTATTGTTGGCACATTTGATAGATTATTCATTGAAAGACCTGTATGCGTTGCAGTTGCAAGAAAAAGCATTAAAAGAGCATTTGGACAAGGTTGCTGTTAAAAAGATAGATTACAAATCACTTTATAATTTGGCAATGGTGTCCAGTAATGGCGATACAAATATATCATCTGTGGTTGCAGATGTTGTTGGTCGCAATGGTAAAGACGGACATTACATTGTTGAAGAACGTGATCAAGACGGCATAACCAGTGAACAGATTAAAGGTTATGTTCTGGACAGTGGATACACTAACCAAGCATTTGTGAACACAAAAACTGGTGTTGAAATGATTGACCCGGTTGTGTTGGTAAAAGAATATATTTCGCTGAAAGACATAGCGGAAGTAGCAAGTGAAGCGATAAAGGCCGGAAAGCCGTTTTTATGCATTGGACAATGTGATGAACAGGCATTGTCGTCATTGGTTGCAAACCATTTGAACGGCACAGGGCAATTTTGCAATGTGACATTTACTGCGATTGGGAATAAACGTTCTGATTTGGTGGCGGATTTGACAGTATTAGCACCGCATATCAAAAAAGCACACATTACCAGACGTATGGCCACATTTGAATACAGCGACAACAGCGAAATAAAAACATTATGCAAAGCGATTGAAAACGAAAGCAAGACGTTATCTGGTAGTGAAAAAGCATGGTGCAAAGAACGTTTGGCGCGTTTGGAAAGCAAGATTGCAAAGATATATGTAGGTGCTGAAACGACATCGCAGATGGTAGAATTAAAAGACCGTTTGGAAGACGCAATTTTGGCAGTTATACAAGGATTTGATGGTTACGTTAAGGGTGCTGGGCAGGCATTAGCAGATTTTGCGCCTACCAAGCACAAGGTATGGCAGGTTATACGCAATGCTGTTGGTATTAAATACGTGCCAGATACGGTTATTGAACCGGTTAATTTGGTATATCAAGTGTTTAAGACAGCGGTAGAACAGGCAATTTTAATCAAAAGGACATGCCATGCAATATAAGGTTTTAAGAGATTTGGTGCAGATAGAGATATTACCAGATGCGGATGCGTTTGATGTATCTGATTTGCAATTCGCAAAGGTTATTGCCAAAGGCGATAAATGCGGAAAGGAATATAATGTTGGCGACATTGTGGGTTTTATAAAAAAGACCGCATATGTTGGCGATGGCATTACATTTATCTTTGATGACAATGTTTTAATGGTGCGTAAATGACAGACCAAGAATTAAGGGAATATCTGTTTGAAACGAACCAAGCATTGTTAGATGAAGATGTGTCTGTTGACGATTTAATGCGACACAATGGCAATATTGACCATTTGCGACAACGTAGTCAAGACGAAGACATCGACAGGTTAGTTCGTGGATTATATGATAAGACCAAGATAAAGCAAGATTTGACGGGTAAATTTAGATTTGCGATGCGGTTACATGGCCGTAAATACCCGATTAAGTTAAAAAAGCCAGCAGCAGAACGTTTGTTGCTGAAATATGACGAATAAACAGGTTACACAATATGGCAGATGATACACAATACTTTGATTCTGATGACATCAGAGTCAGGGGTGGAATTGACATGCATCCGTTGTTCTATTGGCGGTGTGTGTATAACAAAGACAAAGATGTTTATAACATTTTGCCTTTCATGAAAATAAACAATACGGATACTGGTCGTGCGGATTGGATGGATGTGCAGGTTACTGAAAACCATAAAATCCGTTACAGGAAGATTTGGCAAGAGTTTTTAGAAAGACAGCCAATTCATCGTCACGAATACACACGTGCAGAAATGATGAATGTGCAACAGTTCCGGGACAAGATAGAGATATTTCAAGGCCGCATACGGTTGCCGATTGACCACCCAGAATACTGGCCAACGGTTAGTGATTTTAGCATTAAGTTAAATGCGGAAGACATTATCAAACTTAATTCTTTGGATGGCATAACAGAAACAACACCCGAGCCAGCACCAAAGAGCAAAGACGACAAGATTTTGGATGCGTTAAACATGTTTGCTGAAAAGTTAGACAGTTTAGATAAGCGCATATCTGAAATAGAAAACAAGTAAAAAAGGTTACAGCATGAACGAAATAAACGATATTGTAGAACAGGCATTTGCAGCGGAAGAATCTGCGGAAACAACACCAGAAACACAAGAAACAGAAATAAAGGTTGAACAACCAGCGGAAACCGAGCCAAAGGCAGAAGAAAAGCCAGCCGAAACGAAGCCGGAAGAAGCAAAGCCGGAAGAAAAGAAAGACGAAAAGCCGGCAGAAGAAGAAAAACCCGTTGAAAGCGATGCACCAAAGCAATTAAGACGTGAATTTGCTGATAATCATTGGAAAGACCTTGATGATGATACAAAAGCGGAATTGACACGTTTATCCAATGAAAACGAACGCAATTATACACGTGCGTCAGAAGCGGAATATCGTGTTCGCCAAATGCGCAAGACATTAAGTCCAGTGCAGGGTTATATTAGTGAAGTTGCACAAGCAGCCAATATTCCAGAAAATGAAGTTGTGCGTAATTGTGTAGATACTATGCAAAAACTGACAGATAACCCGACAATGATGGCATCATACATGATAGCCAATGGACATATTCGTTTTGAAGACCCTGTGACAGTTATAAATACCATTGCAAAGACATATGGTATTCAATTACAGACGGATGCAACACCACGTAATATACCAGAAGCAGATTATAACACGATTGCAAAGGCAAAATATGAAGCCAGACAGGCGAAATATGCACAACCAGAAGAAACAACAGACGATATTGTGCAAGATTATGTGAATAATACACCGGGCATTAAAGCACTGTTAGATAATGCTGAAATACGTGATAGATTCTTGCATCAGATAACAATGGAACGCAATGCTGATCCAGAGGCGTCTGACATAGCGATAATAAACAAAGCAGCGGAAATATTTGATTATTTGAATAAACAACCGCAAGTTGTCGCGCCACAGCCACAACAGCCATCATTAGCAGAACAGAAGATGGCAAAGGTTGTAAGTCCGACAGCGAGCAACCCAGTAGAGCAAGCACCAGTAAAACACGAACCATTAACACCAGAACAATCTGTTCGTGAAACCCTGCGTGCTATGGGTTTGGATGATTAAAATAGAACAAAGGTGGGATTATGGCAAACGAACAAAACCTTATCCCAAACTCTATGCGAAGTCCGAGTGAAGTAAGAGAAAACAGCAGGAAAGGTGGTATTGCATCAGGCGAAGCAAGAAGAAAGAAGCGAGAATTAGCGGAAATTGCACGTGCTGTGCTTGAACAACAGGTTACAGACGTTGCTGATTATGATTACGGTGCTGTGCCAATTAGCGATGCAACGGTTGCTGATATATTATTTGCGGTTCATGCCAATAAAGCATTAAAGGGCGATAAAGAATCTGCAAAGTTGGTTTTGGATGCTGCAAAGGGCGAAAACAAGCAAACAATGCTTGGTGGGTTTCGGTTTGTTGTGGAATCGGGGGATGATGAAATATGATTACATTAACCCCAGAGCAAGAAGCAGATAAACAACGCAGAATTGCCCTGTTTAATGACATGTTTAAGCATGATACTGATGCTAGACGGTTGTTAATTTATGGCGGTTCACGTAGTTCCAAGACGTTTCGTTCTTTGCGTAAGGTGTTAAAGCGAGCTGTTTATTATCCGGGTAGTCGCCATTTGATTGCACGTGATACATTTACTGCTTTGCGTAATGCCATTATACTGGACACTATGCCAAAGATGTTGCGGTTATATTATCCGCAATTATTTGAGCATTGGTGCGCTGGTGGCATGAATAACAGTGTTAACATATTCACATTGCCAAATGGTTCTGAATTGCATTTTAGAGCCATTGGAAACGAGCAAGAAGTTGAAAAGTTGCTTGGAACAGAATATGCAACAATACTGATTGACGAAGCATCAGAAGTCAATTATGAAGCATTGCAGAAACTGCGCACACGTCTTGCACAGAAAGTGGCCAGATATAACGACCCAAACAAGTTTATTAAACTGTTGGAAATAGTGATAGAGAATCCGCCACACAAAGGGCATTGGACATACAAAGAACACTTTTTGTTTCAATCGCCACTTGACCCAGATAAGAAGTTAAACCAAAGCATTTACGCAAATGTGCGGTTAAACCCGTTGGACAATTTGGAATATCTGCCTGATGATTATATTGACAGTTTGAAAGAATTGCCTGCACACGAGCAGACACGATTCTTGTATGGCGAGTTTGGCGAAGAAGCACGTGGTGCGGTATTAGCGACAGAGTTTGCAAAATACCCAGAAAATATACGCAAAAGCATTAAATATGACAATCGCTATCCTGTTTATACTGCGTGGGATATTGGGCATACAGATGCAACAGCGATATGGTTTTATCAGTGGATTGACGGCAGGGTTCGTGTAATAAATTACATGGAAGACACGTTGAAAGCATTGCCGTATTGGGTAGAGCAGTTAAAAAGCAAAGATTATCGCTATGATACTGTGTTTTTTCCGCATGACGGTGCAAATATGGAATGGGCATACGGTAACACACGTGTTGCCAGAATGCGAAATTTGGGTTTCAGTTGTGTGACATTACCACGTTTATTAGAGCAGGAACAGATAGATATTGCACGTTCTATGATACCGATTATAGACATAGACAAAGACCTGCAACGTGGAATAGATTGCATATATAACATGCGATATGATTACAAAGACGGCATGTTAAACACAAAAAACATTGTCCATGACGAATATTCGCATGGTGGCAAGGCGTTCCTGTATATGTGCGAAAGCATTTACAAAGACAGGGATGAAAAACGCATATTTACCCAAGCAGAAAAGCAAGCGAAATACCTGCAAGACATGGCAAGCGATATTCGCAAGGGCATTGAAGCCAATCGTCAAGAATTGGTGGATGATGAAGATTTAACAAGGGTTACAAATGCAGATAGTTGGTAGTGATAATCCGCTGTTTTATGAAGCAGCGGCAATAATGCGTAAATATTTATCGCACATTGAGTTTTTACCACAGTGCAAGATAATGTTTGATAAGGGTAGATATTACGGTTTAATCACTGCCAACGGCAATACAGTTATGTATGATCATGTGATTCTGGACAGGATGGTATGCAATCCAGAGATAATATACATAGTGCTAAGCACATTATTTAGTTTTGGTCGCATTGTTAACACGTTTATTGAAAGTGACAATGTAGATGCACAGAGATTTGTCAGCGGCATTGGCTTTACAAATACTGGCCTGTTGCGACAAGACCCAAAGCCATTAAAAATATGGTCAATGACGATTGACGAATGGCAAAACAACAAAATAAAACAACACTTTGAAAACAACCGTTCCGCTAGCGGTAAATAGCGAGATAAAACAAAAACCCGAAAAACATGTTTGATTTGGCATGAAACAAAGCAAGTCGCAGTAAGAGTCGTGCGGTAAAACGCATATTGTTTAACGTGGATTTTACACATAGGAGTTTAGATATGAAAGGAAATCCAAATTTCGGGAATTTGTATTCAACATCTATTGACAATTACACAGATTCCTTGAAAGATAACTACACAAAGAACAGCAAATTGCTGGAAGAATTGAAAAAATCTGGCAACGTCAAAACGGAAGATGGCGGTGTCGAAATCTTACAAAACTTGGAAATGGCTGAAAACGGTGCTTACAACCGCTATGATGGTGCACAAGCATGGGATTTGGAATCCAAGAAATTTGCAACTGCTGCATCATTTGCACGTAAGAAAGTTGCAGTTACTATGGTTGTTACCGGTTCTGAACTGATGGCAAACGAAGGCAAAGCCAAAATGATTGACTTGATTGCTGCCAAAATCAAAAACGGTGCAAAAACATTACAAAACGGTTTGGCAACTGACGTTTATTCTGACGGTTCAGATGCATTACAAATCGGTGGTTTGCGTTATTTGGTTTCTGATACACCATCTTCTGGTATTGTTGGTGGAATTGACCCATCTGATTCAGATAACACATGGTGGAGGAACTACAAAGGAACATGCACATTGGCAACAGATAACATGCCAAAAGTGTTCAATACTGCTATTTTAAGTTGCACACGTAACAACGATGCACCAAAAGCAGTATTTGTTGACAATGCTTTCTATACAGCATACTTTGCAAACTTACAAGCGACACAACGTTTTGTAAGCACAGAGGGCAAAGGTGGATTTATGGAATTGTCCATCAACGGTTTGCCAATCTTCTGTGATCAAGGTATCGCAGCAGCAACAATGCAAGGTTCAATCCCAGCGAATCATGCATATTTCTTGAATACAGATTTCTTGTATTTGCGCCCACACGTTCGCAGAAATCCTGCAAAGAAAGAACGTGTTAACAGCATCAACCAAGACCTTTACAGCGAAGCATGGTTGTGGGCAGGTAACATGACCACATCTGGCCGCGCATTTCAAGGTGTTGTTGTAGGTTCGTAATAACATAACCCCGAGCAATCGGGGTTTAGTTTAATCTATCAAGTAATAGGAGTTATAAAATGGCATTTACAACAATTAACTTAACAGAACCCGTTGCAGCAGACGAATTGGCTGCATACGGTGCAAAAGCAGGTCAACACGATTGCTATCGTGATGGTATCGCAGTGTTTGCAGTAAATACTGGTTCTTCCAGCATTTCAGCAGGAACAGTTTATGTAACAGCAACAGGCGAATTGAAAGGTTCTTCTGCTACTGGTTACTTAACCTGCAAATCTTTGGTTGCTTGCCCAGCGGGTGCAGGTATCTATGTGATTGCACAAGGTATTGTTCCGGGAACAACCCCAGCATATATTGCTTACACAGTTGTATCTGAATAATCTGACGAGCAAATAACATGGTTTGTGCGTTCCATGACTAAAAACGCACAAAAAGTCAATCCGATAGGATCGGAACACTAAAACAACCCCATAAATAAACACATTAGACCTATTTGTTCAGTGTGCTTATTTATGGGCTTTTTTTGATAAGGATGTAAAATGACAGTAAAAGAAATATTAGATTCAGTATTAACACGTGAGGGGTTGTATAGAAATATACCAAATCCATTTGCCACAACCGATTTGATTGTGCAAGAAAACATACGTGTTTTGAATGAGTTATTGGAAGATATAGTTCACAAGAACAGTTTGTCAGAATTGTTGCGTAAAGTATCGTTCACAACGTATTTACAATGGGCTTCTGGCATATTTTATTCAGTGGGTAATGTTATTTACAGTGGCGATTATCGTTATGAATGCATGGTGGCAGGCACGTCAACAGTTGACCCTGTATCTTTGGATTTAACACCGGGTAACATGGATACAGCCAGCGATGGTGTTATGTGGAAATGTTTAGGCGATTGGAATCAATATCCATTTGCAGATTTAGCACCCGATTGCGCTGGTGTAGATACTGCGACTATGATGAATATGAATCAACGTGTTCCTATGCAGGCGGTAAATATGCACCAGTGGATGTTAATGGAAGCATCGTCTGTGGCTGTTGGCACAACTGGAATATTCTGCATACGTGATCGTTCAATATACATCTTTCCGGGTTTAGCAGACGGAACAAAAATCAACTTCTTGTATTACACAATGTTACCAGTGATTGCATCAGACGGTGTGCAAAAAGCGAAGTTTGATAACAGCACAGACACGTGTTTGATACCAGACCAGATATTGTTATTGGGAACGGTTTATCGGTATTTGAAAGATAAGGATATTGGTAATTGGGCTGAAATTGAGAAAGAGTTTGAAGAAACTGTGAAACAACATGAAGCACAAGGGCAAGCACCACAACAGATAGATTTAGCAGGTGGTGCATTAAAGAACGCAAGTAACTTATCAGATGGGAATTGGTATGTCGGATAGAATAACAATGCCACTTTATCAAGTGGGGTGGTCAAGCGAAGCCCCATTAGCAGATAAAGGTGCAGGACATTTATTATCGTGTAAAAACTATGTAATTAAGCAGAATCTGTTGGAATCACGCAAAGGGTATTTCAATGTGCCTTTGTATGATAATGGCGATGCAATAGTATTTACAAAGCCAATCAAGACGATTATTCCGATACAGGAATACAATATGCTTATTGTGTGCAGTGATGACACAATTTACGTATTTGAAAAGATTGGCGGTGTATATGCATTACAGCAATCAAATAGCGGATATTCTGGTTCTGAGTGGCGGTGGGTATATATGAACCACCAGATTATCATGGTTAATGGTCTGGACAATGCACAGCAGATAATTGTAACCAATTATGGTTTAGCAACGCAAACAGTAACAATACAAGATTGGGCTGTAACATCTGCACCGAGCAAAGTGTTTGATTGGATAGCAGTATTAAACGCACAGATTACAGCAGGTTATGGCAATGATTTGTCTGCATGGTATTTGCCGGTTGGTTATGTTCAAGGCACAATGGCGGAGTTTGATATTGGCGATTCCGCAGGAACACCCAAGAAAGGTGGTAGCATAATTGGTGCATTTAACATATCACGTGATGCAGGTATGTCGTTAAATGCTTACATTGGCTTTATAACCAATCAAGGCGAAGCGATAGTTTATACAGGTAATGATTTAGCAGACCCAACAAATATTGCGTTTAATGGTATATATCAGACAGGTTATCCTTTGGGTAAGACACCGTTTATAAACTGGTCTGGCGATTTAATCATAATGACGAACAAGGGCTTTATATCAGCCCACAGCATATTTGCAAATGGCGAAAACCAGAATGAGCAGTATATATTCAGCCAACGCATAAACACATGGTTATTAGATCAAGCACGTAATTTTAGTAGGCAACCGGGTTTTATGGGGTTGGTGGTGCCAAATGAAGACATAGTGTTATTCAATATTCCACAAGGTGGTAATACCTTTGTGCAAGTGGTTATGAATATCACGTCTGGTAAATGGTCTATGTTCACAAACATAAACGCATTTACGATGTGCGTAGCAGATGGTAATTTGCTGTTTGGTATGGCGGATGGTTTGTATCAGTATGGCACGTCAGATGCTGACACAAATGCAATACCACTGGAAATATGGACATCATATACAAACTGCGGTTCTGATTTATTAAAACGCATAAACTTTATACAAATCAGACATGCGAGTAGTGCGAAGATAAATTTAGGTTTTGCGGTATATAAAGATTTTGAAAACCAATCATATTATAACTGGGTTGACACAAGTGAATTGCCAGACAGTATTGGCGAAAGTGGGTTTTATTGGTCAGATGATGACAACCCAAATGATCCAACACCCGGAACAGCGCAATGGGATACAGAATATTGGGCTGGTTCGTATGGCGATATGACAGCGACAGCAGATACATATTCAGCATCTGGTTTAGGCCACAATTTTAGTGTTCGCATAACAGCAAATATTAAAAACATGAAGCATCAAGTCGTTGATTTGATGTTGTTATTTAACGCAAGCAAGACAGCAATTTAATTAAAGGACATAAAATGGGAGTGATAACTTTACCACAGTCAATGGAACGTGATCGTGAAAATAACATTAAAGCGAATAGTGTTCATGTTGATGAAAACTTTGATACCTTATTGACGGCTGTAAATAAAAAGTTGGAACAGGATGGTTCAATAGTTCCGACAGCAGATTTGCCAATGGGTAACCATAAAATCACAGGTATGGCAACACCGACATTATCTGGGGATGCAGCGACCAAAGGTTATGTTGATAGTGCGTTGGCATTAAAAGCAAATTTGGTATCGCCAACATTTACAGGAACACCAACAGCACCAACAATTGCGACAGTAACCGATAATAGCACAAAGATAGCCACAACCGAGTTCGTGGTTGAGGTGTTGAAAGCAATGTATCCAGTGGGTGCAATATTTATTGGCACACAGAATACATGCCCAATGTCACAATTCTTTGGCACATGGGAAATAGTTGCGACAGATAGAGCATTATGGGGTGGTAACGGAACAAATGGCGCAACCACAATTGCAGCAGGTTTGCCCAACATTACTGGTTCATACGGAAATGGTGGTAGAGCACCATCCGCATCAGGTGCGTTTTATTTAGGTTCATCTTATGGTGCAACCAACAGAGATTATGATGGTAGCGGTAGTGCAAAACCCGGTATATTTGATGCAAGTCGTTCATCTTCTATTTATGGCGCATCCACAACGGTGCAACCACCTGCATATCGTGTAAATGTATGGCGCAGGACAGCATAATTTTAGCAAAAGGTATTAGACAATGGCACAGAAAAAGCAAGAATACTGGCAGAAACAGTTGGAATTGGCTTTTGCTAATCCAGAGTGGAAAAAATGGATTAAAACATCCAAAAATATCGCCAGACGTTATCGCAACCAAGCATTTTTATCAGACAATACACGCAAAAAAACCGATTTAGATACAGATTGCAAGGGTTATAACCTGTTGTATCGTAATGTATCGGTTCGTTTGCCATTCATATTGCCATTTATTCCAAAAGTGCAGGTTGATCGCACAAATAGAGATAATGACCAAGTGGCACGTGTTGCGAGCATGATATTGGAACGCACAACAGCGAAGTTGGTTGATTGCCCACAGTTCAAACGTGCATGGAATTACGCAAAACTTGATGCTGAATTATCAAATTTGGCTGTGGTTTGGGTGTCTTATGCACCATATTATACCAAAGACGGATTTTTGAAAGAAGATGTGACATTTGATTTTGTATCACATGAAGATTTTATCTGGCAAAAATCAAAACATTGGGATGATGTGGGCTGGGTTGCGCGCAGAAAACGTATGACAGAAGAAGATGTTAAAAAACAGTTTCCAAATCTGCGTTTGACAGATGTATTAACCGATGATGAATTGGAAGAAATACAGGCCACAGGTTTGATTGACGAAAAAGACCGTCAAGATAAGACGATATCTGTATATGAAATCTGGGATAAATGGGATAGAAAAGTGTATATATTCCACCCAACATATAAACGCATACTAGCAACATACGATTATCCGTATGATATTGAATTTCCATGTGCAAGACCTTTATCTTATGATGAATTTACCGATAGCACAGTGCCAGTATCACGTCATGCACAATATTTGGCGCAGTATGAAGCGGTTGACACGATAAACAAGAAAATAACCAAGATAAAAGATGCTTTGCGTGTGGCAGGTGGTTACGATGCGAGTATTCCAGATTTTGGCAAGATGTTTGATGCCGATAACGACAACAGTTTGATTGGCTTGAAAAACACCGAAAAATTAAACGGTAAGCCACTTGAATCTGTTGTTTGGATGTTACCACAAGATAATATAGCAACCGCATTGGAACGTCTTAAAATCGTTCGTGATGAATACATCCAAGACATACAGAAAGGTTTGGGTATTTATGATGTGTTAGAGGGCGACACCAAAGCACAGGAAGCATACGGCACAAACCGTTTGAAAGGGTCTTTTGGAACAATGCGTTTGCAGGATGACCAAAAAGATGCGATTTACTTTGTTCAAGACACAATCCGTATTGCGTGTGAAATAATCTGCCAGACGTTTGAACCTTTGTCTTTGTTGGCATATTCCACAATAGAATATGCAGAACAAGACCCACAGTTAGTAATGGCTGCGCTGGAATTGTTAAAGACAGACAGATTAAAGAACACACGTTTAACCATATCTTTGGAAGATGTGCGTAGTTATTATGATAGTGATTACAAAGCGAACATCAGCGAATTATGGACAAATGTGTTTAATCAGTTGGCATCTGTATCAACTATGGTTCAGCAGATACCAGAAATGGCGATAATTGCAAAACCAGCGATTATGTCAATGATACGTGGTTATAAAGTTGGTGCGTTTGTAGAACAGCAAATGGAAGAAGCGATAGATAAAGCGATTGTTGCATACCAAGAACGCATGGCGCAGCCACAACAACCATCGCCAGACATGGTAAAGGCACAAAACGAACAGGCCAAGATTCAATTAGATTCACAGAAATTACAGTTGGAAGCACAAAAAATGGGTGCTGAATTACAGAATACATCCATGAAAGACCGCACAGCATTGGCTTTAGAAAACAAGCGAGCAGATGCGGAAATTGCGAAGATTGTAAGTGATACCGAAATTAACAAAGCAAAGGTTTCTATTATGAAACAGGATGCAGACCGCAAAGAACGTGAGTTGGATGCCGAAATCAAACTTGCGTTATACGGTGCATTACATCCAGAAACATCAGTAGACACCAATTTAGGCAGTATAGCATAAGGGGTAAAAAATGGGACACAAACCAGACGCGCCAACATATAATGCATCTGCGGATAGAGCAGAGCAGAATAGATTAAACCAAGCAGCAGGGTTGCAACAATACGCAAATGTATCAAGTCCATTGGGCAGTTATCGTGTAAATGTTGACCCTGTAACAGGGCAAATGACGGTAAATAAAACACTGTCAGATAATAGCCAATTGGCATTAGAACAGCAATTAAGGGCATTAGGTTCTTATACTGGCGACCCAACACAGGCGGCAAATGCGTATTACAATGCACAAATGACGTATTTACAGCCACATTTGGACAGACAGGTAGAACGTGCCGAAAGTTCATTAACCAATCGCGGATTACCAATTGGAAGCAATGCGTGGAACGAATATTTGGGCGATATTTATGAAAACCAGAATCGCACATTGTCTGCGTTGAGCAACGAAGCATTAGCAAACGGCCAGCAGTATCAGAGCAACATCTTGAATCAAGCAAGCATGTTGGGCGGACAAGTGATAGACCCAACATTAGTAGCAGGCCAAGCAGGTGCAGGATTGAGCAACACATACGATAAGCAGTTCCAAAACGAACAGCAGAAATACCAGACCGAAATGGCGCGCAAGAACGCACTGACAAGCGGTGTTTTAGGTGCGGTTGGCACGATTGGTGGTGCAGCATTAGGTTCTTTGTTAGCACCCGGCGTTGGAACAGCAGCAGGTGCAACAGTTGGTAGCACATTAGCAGGCAAATAGGAGTGACAGATGGTAGATAATAACGCAACAGCGGTTCAAAACGCATTACAGGCAGGTGGTATTCAATTGGCACTGCCACAGAGATTAGAACCAGTTACAACGAGAGAACATCAAGTTCAGAAAGTAGTGTATGATCCAGAAAAATTGGCTGCGGTAAAAGCGGCTTTGGGCATACAAAGACCAGCAATGAGCAGATGGGAAGCAGTAGCAAACGCATTGGCACAGACGCCAGAAGCGCGCAGTTTTACAGGTGGTTTTGGCGAAGAGATAATAAACCCATTTGCAAGCGGTTTTTCTACATTTGCGCGTAATTTTGGCAACGTTTATAGTGCATTGAAAGCCGATGAACGCACAAAGGCAGAACAAGCACGTGAAGATGCAATTAAAGCGGCAGAAATGGAAATGGAAGCCAGCAAGCAGAATGTGACGGATAAGGTAACCGACAGCCAAATGAAAGTTAATGATCCAAATGCGAAAAGCACGCAAGAAATGGCAAAAGCGCTGGAAAGTTTGAAAGCATTGTATGCTTTGAAAGAAGAAAACCGCAAGTTAGTTGGCGACTTTGATAATGCTTATACTGTTAAAGATAAAGACGGTAATGTAGATGTGGATAAAACGCTTGCAAATTATCGTGGTGCTAGTGGTATAAATCGCACATGGAAAAACCCAAATGCTTGGTATGGTTTTGCAACATCAAAGAAAGAAGCAGATGCGCGTAATAAATTGACAACATTGCGCGAAACCCAATTAAATAACATATACCAATCGTTGAAAGGTGCTGGTTCTATTACTGATACCGAATTGCAAACAATGGGTAAAACCGCAAGTGAAGCATACAACCCCTATTTGTTGGATTTGTCTATAAGCAACACCATTAGAAATTTGGAAGCAAAATATGGGTTAAACCAACAACCAAAATATGTTATTGAGGAGATACAATAATGCCAAGATATAAACTTACTGCACCAGATGGCCGCACTGTTATAGTTAGTGGCGATTCTGCACCAACAGAAGCAGATGCACAACAGATTTTTTCATCATTGTCGTCTAACCCACAACCAGAACAGGCAACAGAACAGCAAAAGCAAGCACCGAGAGATGGATACGGTATTGCTGCTGATATTATAGGTGCAGGCACGTCTGTGCTTAATCCTGCTGCACAAGCGGTTGAACGTGGTGCGTGGGGTTCTTTGGGTGTAAATGCCAACAAATTAAATGCAGCATTTGATGCTTCTACACAGTATGTTGGAAACAAACTGACCAAAGCGGTTACTGGCAGAGCAGACATAATACCGGCAGATTCAAAATATAATAATACTGGTGTTGAAAAAGAAGCAGGTTGGCGCGATTATTACAATCGTGCTTTGAATAGCGAACAAAGAATGCAACAAAAATTCCAGCAAGAACACCCGTATATAAATACAGGTTTAGAAATCGCAGGTTCTATGAAAGCAGGCGGTAATATACTTGGTAAAGCATTAGGTGCAGAAAAAGCAGGTGCGGCGGTTGCTAGTAAATTAGCGCCAAGCATAGGGCAAAAATGGGCAACGGTATTAGGTAAATCGGTTGCTGGTGCAATATCTGGCGGTTCTGGTGGTGCAGTATATGGTTTTGGCACAACCAATGGCAATATAAACGACAGATTGAAAGGTGCATTACGTGGTGCTGAATACGGCGCTGCAATTGGTGGTGCTTTGCCACCAGCATGGCAAGTTACAAAAGACACAGTTAAAGGTGCTGGTAAGTTGCTTGCAGAACTCGTTGGTAAAACAAGTGGCGCAGGTGCAAAATCTGTTGAACGTGCCTATGATGCTGGCATACGTAACAGCCAAGTTTTTAAAGATGCAATGCGTGGTAATTCAAGTGTTTATGATGTCGTAGATGATGTTGATAATGCTGTTAAGACATTGGAAAGAAACGCAAGTGCAAAATACAAGTCAATGTTACCAGAAAATAGCGCAACATTAAAGTTATCAGACACACAGTTTGAGAACGCACTTAAAACAGCAACAGATTCTATATCTGGTGTTACAGCCGGTGTTGATGATACCGCAGCAAACGCAATAAACAAAGTGCATAAATTAGCACAAAATATAAAAGCCAATGGTGGTTTAACTTTTGATAATGCATTAGAAGCAAAGAAAGCAATAGATGGTATTATTGAACCATTGTCACGTGCAGGCGAGAAAAACGCAGTTCGGTTATTAACACCAATTAAAAACGCATTAAATGAAACAATGGAAAAAGCAATCCCAGAATATGGTGGTGCAAGAGCGGCATTTCGTGCGGACACAAGGTTAATAGACAGTATAAAATCTGCATTAACTAGCAAAGATCCAACGACAGAATTACGCAAATTGCAGGGTATTACACGTCAATCTGTTGCGGCAGCACAAGGCGGAAAGCAAGAATTAGGCAAATTACTTGATAAAATTTCTAACGGCAGAATTTTAGATGCTGTTGCAGGTGGTCAGGTTGTTGAAAAAATGCCACGAGATGCTTTAAGACTAGCGGGAGTTGGTGCAATTGGTGCTGGTGCAGTGGCGCATCCAACAACACTGTTAGCGCTTCCTGCAACATCGCCACGTTTGGTTGGCGAAACGGCATATGCATTAGGGCAAGTTGCAGGTCTTGCAGGCAATAAGTTGCAACCAGTTATAAATGCGTTAGGCAAGCATGCAAACAAAGTTCCTGTGTATCCTATATCACAAGCACTAGGATATGCGTTGGAAGAAGAATAACACAACAAAGGGAGTGCGACATGCCATGCGGTAAAAAGAAAAAAGGTAAATAAAACTGGGGGTTAAATACCCCCTTTATCATATAAACAACAAGAGGTTACGAAATGGATAATAGGTTACGCAGTTTTACATACGATGTGGCTATACAGCCCGTCAAGATGTCAGTTGAACAAGAAAACAAACATGAATACACCGAAGACGAAACAATTAAAGTCAGCACCAAAGTAAATGTGACAGATACCGTTGACATTAAGCAGACGGCGGAAGCACAAGAAGCCGGTAAGATAAAGCCATACGGTTTAGATACTGATGCGGCATATGATGTTGAAGTTAAAGAAAAAGTTGAAGATGCGGTTATTCAAGAACACATAGAGAAAGCCGTTAAAAAACACACCAAAAAGAAATAATCATGGCTTTTGATATAAAACGCATAGATGCAGAAAGTCCACACACACAAACCGATTTGAAAGACAAAATACTATGCCGATACAATCGGTTTTTTTGTGGCAATAAAGACACCAGAGCAATTGACGACAGCAACATCTTTGTTGCATTGCGATTGTCTTTGATGAAGACGCTGTTTGAAAAGAAAGGTTATTTAGATCTGCCTTTCATAGACAGCGTAATTAAGCAAGTGTTGGGCAATTTTAAGACTAAACACCAAACACCAATAAAACAAGAACACTGGGCGATATTAAGCGACATGTGCTGGCAAGAAATTGACAGACAAGCACATATTGAACCAGAAGAAGAAACAGACCCCGTTGATATTGACATTGACGATGCCGATATTGACGCATGGATAAATAGTGAGTTATAAAATGGCACAAAGACACAACATAGATTGCACAGAACAGCCGATGACAAGATACGGCACAATACAAGGCCCAAGCAGACGTTATCGCAGATTAAGACACCCATCATTTCCAGCGAGTGAATGGGCAGCAAAGAATCCATTATTGCAACGTGGGGAAATAGGTGCAGAAATAGACACGCACAGATTAAAAATAGGCGATGGGTTAACATACTGGAACGATTTGCCGTATGCGAGTGAAAGTGTAGCACGTTGGGGGGATATTGTTGGCACGTTGTCAGACCAAACAGATTTGCAGAATGCGTTAAACGGAAAGGTCAGCACAGACGGTTCGTCAACCATGACAGGTGTATTAAAAATGCGTGCGAGCATATCATTTGAATGTGCAATTGCACCATACTGGCATGGTGTTGGTTTTTATAAATTAAATGATGATGATTCTGTTACGCTGATAGCAAGTCTAGAATACCAAGACAGTTTCACACCAGCAGAAAACAATGTTTATAATATTGGTTCTACATCAAAGAAATGGAAAAATCTGTATTTGTCAGGTAAAGCATATATGTCTGTTATAAACAACGGATACGACATTGCTATTCCAGTGACGAATAGTGCGGATGAATTTGCGTTAAAATCGCAACTTTCAAGCAAACAAGATACACTGACAGCAGGCACAAATATAACTATCACTGGCACAACCATAAGTGCGACAGACACAACCTATACTGGTAGTGATGGAATAACTTTAACAGGAACAAACTTTACAAACAGTGGTGTTCGTGCGGTGGTATCGGGAACAGCAAACGGAACAATAAGCGTAAACACAAATGGAACGAGTGCTGATGTTTCTGTCACAGGTTTAGGTAGTGCGGCATATACAGCAAGCAGCGATTATGCAACATCTGCACAAGGAACGAAAGCAGATACAGCGGTTCAGCCGGGCGATTTGGCGACAGTAGCGACAACCGGTAGTTATACAGATTTGTTAAACAAACCGACAATACCAACGGTAAACGATGCAACAATTACAATTACACAGGGCGGTGTCACAAAAGGTAGTTTCACATTAAACCAAGCATCTGATGATACAATAGAGATTGACGCAGGCGGTAGCGGATACCACCCAGACCTGTTTGATTGGAAATGGGCCGACAGTTTGCGTAATGATGTTCAGTGGTTGCGTGCCGACACTTTCTCTTGGCAGAGTGGTGCGGTGTATCAGGCTGCATATAAACACCTGCGGAACGATATGTTTAATTGGTATTCGTGGGAAAACAACGGAACAACGATATACACCAAAAAAGCATACCCAGAAGTCGGGGAAAAGGCTTATTCTGATTCTGCATTGACAACAGAAGTTGGCGAAATTACAGATGTTACCGATACGCTAGACATAACAGTTGAAAAGATAACCGTAAATAGCGTGGTTTATGATTCTGTTTCTGGTAGCAATATTCCGCCCACGACAGAAACCGTTGGCGGTGTGACAGTTCAATACATACCAGCGGAAGACGGGCATAAAATCGTGACGGATTTCCACGAAAGCGAAGTTGCCGATGTTTACACAGCGACAGGTGTGGCTTGGTATTACATCATAGATTACGGCTTGAAGCGGTTTAAGTTGCCACGTAGTAAGCACGAACATTATGGCGATAGACCAGTTGTTGGTAACGGCACTAGTATTTCCTTAACAACAGGTAGTGGTACTGCATATGGTTTAAGATATAAACCAACTGACTCACCTGTCACATTTGGATTAACTGGTAATACAGCAGGACAAGCTGTTGGAACAGAGGTAACAACTTTTACAACTAGTTCAAATAGTGCAAATAAACTACTTGGATTGGTACCAGACAGCACAACGTCAGGTATTGTTTCAACACCTGTGCAAGACACAGACCAATATAAATACCTGTATTTCTACGTAGGCGAATTTACACAGACGGCAATACAAAATACCGCTGGTTTGAACGCAGAATTGTTTAATGGCAAGGTTGACGTTGGGCATCAAGTAATAGCATTTCAAGCACCAACCGCAGGGAATGACTATACTTGGTATCGTAAGTATGCCGATGGCTGGGTTGAGCAAGGGGGATTTAAGGTTATAAATTCTGCTTCTGTTTCTGGTGGAACATATAGCCAAGCAACAGTAGATTTCCCTATTGCGATGTCTTGTGTGTGTAATTGGAATTGCCAAGCAAAGCACGATAGATTCAATGCAGGTTTTTTAACAGATTTGAAAGGTGCGGCAGCATCAAGTGCAATTGCTTATCAAGTAAATGATTCAACCTCATCTTTTGCAAACCCGTATGTGGTTTGGGAAATTAAGGGTATAGCAGCATAAGGAGTAAGCGATGTCAGATATAAATATTGGACAAATAACAGAAGCATTAAATGATAAGACCGATAGAGATATGCGGAATGTTGACACCGTTTCTGGTGCTGATGCTGTTATTGAATGGCAAGCACCAACAGCACAGAATAATTATACTTGGTATCGCAAATATAAATCTGGTTGGGTTGAACAGGGCGGATATAGCGCAAGCACTGGTAGTTGGGGAACAACAACCATAAATCTTCCGGTGGCGATGCGTGATGCGTATTACACATTAACAATCGGCGCAGATGGAACATCGGCTGATTTTACCAACAACGCAACAGCCACAGTTCGTGGTGGTAGCCGTAGTAGTGTAACAGCGCGAACAACCACAAGTTTCCAATGCCAATCAAACAACATTGTGACTTGGGAAGTTAAGGGTTTTGCGGCATAAGGAGTAAAAAAATGAACGAAAAATTTTATATTGGACAGAAATTTTATACACCATATCCACCGGAAGCGGCAATATGGTGCAACCAAAACAACGCTATGATTGTGGAAAAACATGATGAGAATAATAACCGATATTATGAAATTTGTGCCGTGCCAGAACCACCCGCGCCAACAGATGAAGAAATAAGACAAATGCGCGAATCTGCATATCAACAAGAAGCTGACCCGATAACCTGTCACATTAATAGATTGCGTGATGAAGAACAAACACCAGAGATTGAAGCAGAAATTGCTGATTTAATAGCAGAAAGAACAGCAAAGGTTGCAGAAATCAAAGAACGGTATCCGTATAACGAATAGAGGGAAAAATGGCAAAACGACAAGAATGCGAAGTATTTTCGCGCAGCATGGGCTATATCAGACCTGTATCCAATTTTAATATTGGAAAAAGGGCTGAATACGAAGAACGCAAGACGTTCAAAGAGAACGTTATATTTGCGACAATTAAAAAACTACTAAAAACAAAAAAGGATTAAAAATGGCATATATTGGAAAAGTGACTTTAACATCAGCATGGGCAAAGTTGGAAGATTTAATCAAAGCGCAGGTAGATGGACAATCTGCATTTGCATTTGATACAAGCAAGAAATACGGAATTGAAGTAGATACACCACGTGGGCCATATATCTTTGGTGCGTATTTATGCAATTCTGCAAGCGAACCAGCAAACGCAGATGATGGGGAACATTTGGAACAAGAAAACTTTGGTGTTTATCAGCCAGAATCTGGTGCTTATTTATGGGTTAAAGCACGTGGTCAACAGGAAACAGTAAAAATATCAGTATCTGAACAAAACTAAAAAACAATAGGGGTGTCCGCATGGGAATAACATTGACGGATTATTTGCTGTTTGGTGCAGCAAAGATTGGCGACATAGACGATTTGTCTGTGCAAATCTTTCGTAGGAAAGTATTACAGTGGGGTGCGATTGCGACAGCGGTTGATGTGGTGGTTCGTGGTGTTCCACCAATCGTATTACCAGAAGCAGTAGCAAATGGAATACATTACATAAACGCCTACGGTGGAACAAAATTGGCTTATGATATTCCACTAGAATACACGCAGGTTGATTATGCCACAAAGAAAGGCACAGCAGGCGTACAGGGTAAGTTTGATACTGGAATTAAACCAACTGTTGACGATGTTAAAATTGAAATAAAAGTAAAGATTGGTGATGAAGCACAAGCGTCAGGACAAACAACCGTTGGTTCTTTCTATGCTTGTCAAGCACGAGCAACAGCAAGTGGCGATATTACAGGCATATCTGGTTCTTCGGCAAGTGGTAGCATAAATGGTATGCAAAACGGTCAATCGGTGGCTTCTGGTATAGTCAGAGTTAAAGACCATATTGACCTTATAAGTTATGAATACAAAAACGGCAATCACAGTATTTATGTGAAAGATTTAACAACAAATACAGAAGATACACAGACAGGAACATATACATTTTCTGCACCAACCAAAAACCTTTATATCTTTGGTAATACCACAACAACAAACAATCTGAATAATAACAATGCGTTGTATTATTGTAAGATTTGGGTGTCTGGTTCATTGGCATTTGATGCCGTTCCTGTAATACGTAATTCAGATAACGTTGTTGGTTTGTATGATAAGGTTAGCCAAACGTTTATAGAGCCGATTGTTTCAGAGGGCGGTGGTTTTGAAGCAGGTGCTATAACAACACCAACACCAAGCGACCCAATGGACATTTACTGCAATAACGGTGCTTTGAAAATACTGGACAAAAGCGATTGGACAATCTTTACAAACCCGACTTCTGTTGCAGGACAGGGCGTGTTTATTTCTGCTGATGGAAAATGGTATAATGCAAACGACAGGGGTGCAGGTTGTGCGATACCTTTGACAATCGGTAAACAATACACTTTGGTTATTCATAAGAAAACGGTGGATTTGGGAACAATCTTACGTTATGGACAAAGCCCACAAGAAACCCCGACAGGTGCAGGTATTCAACTGACAGATTGGTATAGGGGCGACATTACAGACGGAATGATGATTTCGTTTGTTGCTAAACAAGCATACTTTGTAATGCAGTTCTCTGCGGTGGCGGTTGAAGCAGGTATGATTCAAGAAGCGGTTGAAGTATTGGAAGCACAGGGTAGCGATTATACCTTTGTTGATTCTATCACTGCAAGCGGAACACAGTATATTGACACAGGAATACTTGCTGCAAGTGATATAAAAGCAGAAGTCAAGTATAAGCCAACAAATACAAGTGCTGCATATTGTGCTTTGGGTGGTAGAGATTTTTCATCTGGTGATAATAGAAACGCCTTTGGTATCTGGGCAAATGTGTCTGGCAGAACAAGATTTGATTTCCAAAGCAATTCAGTTTCTTCAACATTGGGTTCTTCAACGACCAACTGGAATATTGCTGTTAAAGACGGCGTGAAAAACTATTTTAATGGCACACAAGAAGAAAGCAACGATACGACAACTTTTGCTTCAACCAGAAATATGTATTTGTTTGGTATGTTGAGTGGCAGTAGTATTACAGGTAATATGGTTGGTAGCATAGCATATTGCAGAATATGGAAAGCAGGTGTTTTAGTTCGTGATTTTATACCAGCAATACGCAATTCTGATAGTGTTGTTGGTATGTATGATACGGTTTCTGGCACTTTCTTTACAAACGCAGGCACAGGAACATTTGTTGCAGGAACACCACTTGGTGATGGCGAAGTGCTGAAATTGACACCAAGCAACGACACAGTAGGTGTTGCGAATCTGTTAAAGATAGACAACTATGTAGATACACAAGAAATCTTGACAGGTTTAATCAACCACCAAGTAGGAATATATGTGTTTGATGGAACAGAAGATTGGACAGAGGGTAGCACAACATCATTGTCTATATCAAAAACATCGCTTGGAACAAGCACAACAGTTTTACCATCAACTTCAACTGATATGGTTTGCACACATTATCAGGTTCTAGGAACATCTGCGGTAGAAGACGCAATCTGGGTGGGTGCTTCAAATGTGAATTTTAGAGTGAGAGCAACTTACGCAACAGTATCTGATTGGAAAACTTTCTTGGCTGGGCAACACACAGCAGGAACACCTGTAATCGTAGTGTATCCGCTGGCAACGGCACAAGACGAAGTTGCCCCAGTTCCACAGACAATGCAGACGGTAGCAGGCGATAACCAACTTGACATCGTGCAAGCAGGTATGAGTGGGCTTGAAGTTGAATTGAAATACACAACAGGTGTTGCGGTTACCATAACCGAAGTAGAAAACGCACAACTTGATGACAATATAACAGTAACAATAGCATAGGAGTTAGATATGGAAGAAGAAGTAATTATACCATCTGAACAAGATGAAGAAATCGTTGAAACACCAGTAGCAGAACCTGCACCTGCACCAATGGCGATTAAAACAAATGGTCGTTGGGCTGTGTTGGAATCTTTGGTAGAGCAGGAATTTGTTGTTGGTAAGACATACGATATTAAATTCGGTGGCAAATGCGAAGTTATGATTTCAGCAGAACAACCGAAAGCAGGTATTGTAACAAACGAAATCGTTTATACCAAAGAAGCAGATAAGCAACTTTGGGTTAAAACAGCATAAGGGGGTAAAAATGGCTATAACAAAATCTGAATTTGACACAGCACGCAAGATGGTGCAGGAAGCAATTATTAGACATGGTGATTTGCGGACAGCCCTATTGACGATAAACCGTCTGGAAGCAGATGCAATCCGCAAAAGTATGAAAGTGATTGCTGACTACTTTGTGCAGACACGTAAACAAGCACAGAAAGAACCAAAGGAAAGATAAAATGGCAAAGAAAAAGAAAATGACAAAAACCGAAATCATAGATAAAACAATCAAAACGATTGAATATTTGATAGCCCCTGTGACGGCAGTATTGGCTATCTGGGACATAGATGCTGGTGTATATGTGGCATCTGGTGCAGGTATGATAGTGTCAATTCTATCGTTTGTGAAACTGTTTGTAAAATAAGGTGTGATCATGAGTGTGCTTGATTGGGTGGGTGTTATATCTGCTGTGACACCTGCAATCTTGTATGGCTATAAGGTATTTGGAATGCTGAAAGATATTCAGAAAGACCAGAAAATACTGAAAATGGACACGACTAGAATGCAGTGTTTGCAGATGATGCAACATGATCCCACAAATCGTTTTGCAATAACATTTTTGCACGACAAATACAAAGGCATGGGTGGTAATTCCTATTTGGATGCGGAATATGCCAAATGGGAAAAGAAATACAATAAACCAACAAAGGCGAATAAATGAAAATTCAGTGGTTACAAGATTCGTCTGGCGAATACAGTTATGCACGTGTGCTTGGCACATTGTGCATAATTTGTAATATCGCGGGCATATTATATCTGGGTATTAGCGATATACACAACATCTGGCAGACTATTGTAGCCTGTTCGGGTTTTGTGACGGCAATATGCCTATGGCTGATTGAGATATTTCGCAAACTGCCGAATATGTCTGTCAAGGTAGGCGATAAAGAATACAGCATAAAAAAGGAAAGCAAATGAGAAAGGTTACAACGCTTATAGCGGTGTTGGTTTTGGCTGGTTGTGCCAAAAAAACACCGACAGAAACAATTATCGGGCAACATGTGCAGAATGCAGACGAAATAATAGATTATGCACAAGATCGGAAG